AGGATTACTCATGGCCCACGGAGCATCTCTAAACACAACTTATTCTGACGCACAGTCCAGAAATATCAATCTTGATAGGGATGCACAGATATACAAAGACCTAGACTTGTTCTTTGGTAAGAAGAGTGCAACCAAGGATATTTCAAAGGTAAATGGTATTCAGGCAATCAAGAGGTCTGTGAGAAATCTTATTCTCACCAACATCTATGAGAAACCTTTTCACCCAGAGATAGGTTCTGGTATTCGTGGACTTCTATTCGAACCATTGAGTCCTATCACTGCATTTGTATTATCACAGAAGGTTGAAGATGTAATTGAGAACTTTGAACCAAGAGCAAGACTAGTGGGTGTCAGGGCCAACCCTGACTTGGACCGCAATGCATATGAAATCAGTGTTGAGTTCTATGTACAGAATGCTCCTACAGAATTAGTTGATACCACAGTTCTATTAGAGAGACTACGATAATGGCGGTAAATCCAAGACGACTTAATGTAACAGAGTTAGACTTTGATGATATCAAAGACAATCTAAAAGTATTCCTTAAAGGACAGACAGAGTTTACTGATTACGACTTTGAAGGTTCTGGTATGAATATTCTTCTCGACACTCTAGCATACAATACTCACTATCTTGCTTTCAATGCGAACATGCTTGCAAATGAAATGTTCCTTGACAGTTCTTCTCTGCGTTCATCTGTTGTATCCCATGCAAAGACACTTGGATATGTTCCACAGTCTGCAAGAGCTGCAACTGCAACTGTTGAGGTTGCATTGAACACCACAAACGCAACTGCAACGATGGATGCGGGAACTGTGTTTAATACAACGATTGAAGGTGATGCATATACCTTTATCAATCCAATAGAAAAAACTGCGGCAAATATTGGTAACAGTATTGTGTTCCCTAACCTTGTTCTTTACGAGGGAACATTTGTTACTTCTAGATATACTGTAAATACTCAAGATGTTGAACAGAGATTTCTTATCAATGACAATAGAGTAGACACTCGTACACTTACTGTTAAGGTTCAGAACTCTGCATCTGATTCCACCACAACAACTTATACTCTTGCAACAGACATTTCACAAATCACTGACACAAGCCATGTATACTTTTTGCAAGAAGTTGAGGTTGGTAAATTTGAGGTATACTTTGGTGACGGTGTTCTTGGTAGTGCATTGTCAGATGACAACATTGTAATTCTTCAGTATGTTGTTTCCAATAAAGAAGATGGCAATGGTGCTTCAGTATTTACATCTGCTGGTGCGATTGATACCGTTTCAAGTGTGATTGTCACAACGATTGATAGTTCTTCTGGAGGTTCTGAAGCAGAGTCAATTGAATCTATCAAACTCAATGCACCTTTGGATTATGCTTCACAGGGTAGAGCTGTAACGACAGAGGATTATAAGACTCTCGTAAGACAACTCTTTGCACAGACTCAAGCAGTTGCAGTCTTTGGTGGAGAGACAGGTTCTTTCGATACTAGTATTGGTGTGACCACCACACCAGAATATGGTAAGGTGTTTATTAGTGTTAAATCAACTACTGGCCAAAATCTAACTGAGACACAGAAAGAAATTTTGAAGAGAAACTTACAACAATATACAGTTGCTTCAATTACTCCTGTAATCGTTGATCCAGAAACGCTCTTCCTTATACTTCAGTCAAATGTTAAGTTCAATCCAAATGCCACAACGAAAGGTGCTGCAACTATAGAGTCTAATGTTCGTAGTACAATCACAAATTATAATACAGATAATCTGAATACCTTTAATGGGTTGTTTAGACACTCTAAGTTGACAGGATTGATTGATGATACAGATACATCAATTACGGGCAACACATTAAATGTCTCCTTGGCAAAATACGTTATTCCAACTTTAGCAGAATCAAAATCTTATAAAGTTTATTTCAACAACAGATTATATAACCCACACTCTGGACATAATGCTGGTGCTGGTGGTATCGTTGCATCAACAGGGTTTGGTATTGTTGGTCAGGGAAACACAGAATTTTTCTTTGATGATGATGGGAACGGCAATATTAGAGTTTATTATCTAGTTTCTGGTGTAAGAACATATCTTGATTCTACGGCAGGAACAATTGATTATGCCGCCGGTACTATATCTATTGATCCAATATCCATTAATAGTGTTTCTAATGTTGATGGTGCAACTTCTACACAAATTCGTATTACTGTTACACCAGACTCACTTGATATTATTCCAAAGAGAAATCAGTTACTTGAGATTGATTTGGTGAACACCACTGTGACTGCATCTGTTGATACGGTTGCTCAAGGTAATGACTCTGGTAATACTTCATTTACAACTACTTCTAGTTACACCACACCATCGAGCTATAACTAATGGCACCTTTTGACGGCAGATATTCACCAGACCTAATCAATAAGGTCAGCACACAGATTGATGGTCAACTTCCCGACTTTGTGGCAGATGACCATCCTATATTCTCGTCCTTTCTTCAAAGTTACTACAAGTATCTGGAGTCGGGTGAACTAGTCGTCTCTGCAACAATTGATAATCTACTTCTTGAGGTAGAAACAACTACTCGACTTCTTGATGAGAATGCAGACCGCATCGTTCTAGAGAAGGGAACTGGTACTACAGGTAAGTTTGTCGTTGGTGAGATTATCACTGGGTCTACTTCTAAAGCTACTGCCGAGGTTCTTGTTGATGATCTGGGTAACAATGGAAGACCAAGACTATTCATCACATCCCAACAAAAGTTTGTAACTGGTGAGACAATCACTGGTGCAACCTCTGGTGCAACTGGCACAGTAACGAGTTATCGTGCAAGTCCTGTGCAGAATATTCAACAACTTCTTGCATATGCAGATGTTGACAATACTATCTTTGACTTCCTTGAAGAGTTTCGTAAGTCATTCATGAATGCAATTCCAAGTAATCTTGCAGTTGACAAAAGAAAAATCATTAAGAACATTCGTGAACTCTATCGTAGGAAGGGAACACAAGAAGGTATCAAACTTTTCATTCGTATTCTTCTTGACGAGGAAGCCGAAGTATTTTACCCCAACACAAGAATGCTTCGTGTGTCTGGCGGTGATTGGGATAAACCTACAATTCTTCGTGCAAGCCCAATTGGAACTCCTATTCATGGTGAACTAGAAGGACAAACGATTACTGGACAAACATCTGGTGCAACTGCAAGAGTTGAGTCTTGTGCAACTTTTGTTGATCCAACGGACTCTGCTACAATTGTAGAAATTACTATTGGTGATATTAACGGAACATTTACAAAGGATGAAGAGATACATGGTGTCTCTAGTGTTATTGATGTAGTCTACAAATATAACATACGACAAATTATAAGTTCTGCAACAGTCTCTACTGAAGGTATTCTTTATTCTACAAATGATGTAATTGATGTTGAGACAGACACAGTAATCGGTAGTGGCGATGTTGGTGCTGTTGTGGGACAAGTTGCAACTGGTTCTGTTAGTGGTGTTGAAGTAGACGATGCGGGTACAGATTACGAACTTGGGGATGTTCTAACATTTACTGATAATACATCAGAAGCAGGACTTGTTCAATCTGCTACAGCTCGTGTTGCTGTTGTACATGGTTCTATTCTCCTTGAGGATGGTGAGACACTTCTTCAAGAAGGTGCAACTAACAGAGAGGTTGAGTATTTCAATATCGTACAAGAGGATGGTGGAGAACTATTCTTTGAGTCTGGTAATGCCGCAGTAGAAGTTGGTGGTATCAACACAGAGGCAGAACTTGGGAACAGAATTCAAGCAGAGTCATCTGTCTTCGAAGAAAGAGTGGATGTATCTAAAAGAGACGATGATACGTTTATTCTAGAGTCTGGTTCTGGTGATATCACAAAAGTATTTCTACAGGATGGTGGATTTGGATATTCCAAACTTCCTACTATCACGATTACTTCAAAATTCGGTAGTGGTGCAAAACTCCTTGCGGCAACAAATGATATTGGTAGAATTGAAGATGTAAATCTAAGAACAGTTGGGTTTGATTATCAAATTGCACCAGTTGCTGAGTTCCGTGCAAACTTTGTTGTTAAGGATATAAGTGGAGCCTTTAATGTTGGAGATGCACTTACAAGTCATGTTGGAACAGTTCGTGCATTTGAGTCAGGAACACAAGTTCTGACAGTTTCATTTTCTGACATCGAAAGAATTGTTAGTGAAGACGGAACCTTTGACAACATCGTTCTTGATGGTACAGACCCAACAGGCACTTTTGACACTGGTGATTATCTTGTATATGAAGATGCAATTGATTTCTCTGGTAAAGATGTTTCCATTACCACTGCATCTGCCAGCGCAACGATTGTAAATGCAGACATTGCAAAGGGAACTCTTAACGTAGGAATGACTGCCGATAGATTTGGTCGATACTCAAATATCGAAAGTCTTATTGGTGAAGACCTTATTCGTATTCAAGATTCTTATTATTATCAACAGTTCTCATACGAAGTTCAAACTGCATCTGGTTCTGGATCATATCTAAACCCACTGAAGAAATCTGTACACCCATCTGGATTTAATGTATTCAGTAAGGTAAAGTCTTCTACTTCTATTTACGCTGGTATCTCAACACCAACTGGTGCAACACTTGGTGACGAGTATGTTGCAGATACAAATACCTTTAGCCCAATTCTCGCATCCACATTCGAAGTTCTCTTTGATGAGGTCAAAAGAAGAAGACATCAGGTATTTGAGAATCCAGCATACCATATTGCTATGGAAGATTCCGTTGGTGGTTTCTTACATGGAGAAGATGGTGAAATAATTGTTCAAGAGGAAAAAGAAACTTATTCTACAGATACCTACGACCTTAGAGTTGTTAAGAAAACTGAAGTTAGAATTGATGTAAAACCAAACCGTATAGGTGACAGTGCTAATGGAATATCGTTTATTAGTAATGTAACTCAAGAGAGTATTCTTGGTGATACACTTGCTTTAGAGTTTGGTAGTGATTTTGAAGTTGATGGTATGATTGGCGACCTTCTTCTTGATAATACGGCAGACATTGGTACTGATGATGTTGGTGACAGAATACTTTTGGAAACTGTTGAAGATGTTAATATTGGACAAGGCATTTCTGTTAACGATTACAGTCGAGTAACGGAAGGATTTAACTTAAGTGATTTGAGTGTTGTAGATAAGTTAAATATAACTGATCAGTTCGACACTGTTAATATTTTGTTAGAGGACAGTTCTCCTGGCTCTATCATGCAAGAGGATGGTACTACAGTATCGACAACACATGGTGATGAAATACTTCTTGAGCAAGGTACTGGTTTAACAATTGGTGGAAAACTTTCTTTAGAAAGTCAAGTCATTACACTTGAAGATGAGACTTCTATTGGACATATACCTGTCGAAGTGTATTCAAGTCAGTCTGTCGTTCCAAGATTTACTCGTTCTGCTGAAGTGTATGTTGCACAGATTGGTAGGTTATATTACGAATCAGAAATTGACCAAGGTGATACACAGATTCAATTTGAGACTGCAACTACAGATGCGGCAGGTACTAACATTGGCGGAAATAATATTCTTCTTGAGTCTGGAACGAAAGAGTCGTTCCTTGAGAGTATCTATTTGGATGCGCCCCCACTAACTCGTTTTGATGATGGAAATGACACGTTTGATACAAGTGAGACAACTTGGGATCGTGGTATTCCTCCAACTGGTATTGCTGCACCTGCGGCAACATATGATGAAACAGACTTTACATATGATGATACAGATGAAACTTTTGACCAGACAGGTAGTTAAAACTTTATAAATATAAGAATAATAGAGGAAAAGTTATGGCAAAACAAACAGTAGGTATCGGTACAGTTGCTGACGATGGTACAGGTGATAATCTACGAGTTGGTATGGACAAAGTTAATGATAACTTTGATGAAATCTATACTGCACTTGGAGATGGTTCTGCCCTTTCATCTGGCATTAGTTCCGATGCAACACAAATCACTCTAACTAGCCCAAGCATTACTGGTAATACAGTGTTTGCTGATGGTGCATTTGATTTTGATGTTGCAAGTCATGATGGTTCAAACGGACTTAAACTTGGTGGAACTCTTGTTACAAGTTCAGCAACAGAACTAAATGTTTTAGATGGTATTCCCGGCACTCTCTCGTCAACAGAACTAGGTTATGTGGATGGTGTAACATCTGCAATTCAAACTCAGTTAGATGCAAAGTCACCTCTAGCATCACCAACATTCACTGGAACTCTTACCTACGCAACACTCAATGATGGGACAAGTAATTTAACTTCTACGGCCGCAGAATTAAACTTACTGGATGGACTTACTGGTACTATTAAAACTGCTGGTACAGAAACTATTTGGGTTCCTGTGGGAGCAATGCGTCCAACAGTTTCCAATGGTTGTGCCCCTATCACTGAAGTTGAAACAACCTCTGGTCGTCCAGACATGCAAGTTCTAGACTTCGATGCAACTTCTGATGAACACGCACAGTTTCAGATTGCATTTCCTAAGAGTTGGAACGAAGGAACTATTACATTCCAAGTTTATTGGACTACAACCGCATCTGATACTGATGGTGTTGCATGGGGATTGCAGGGAGTTGCTGTTTCAGATAACGATACAATTGATGTCGCATATGGAACATCGGTTGTAGTAACAGATGATGCTCTGGGTGCCGCAGAAGACCAGTGTGTAACAGCGGAGAGTGGTGCTGTTACAATTGCTGGAACTCCTGCTATTGGTGATATATGTTATTTCAGAATTTTTAGAGATGTCTCTGATGCAAATGATGACATGACAGAAGATGCAAGACTTATTGGTGTAAAGATATTCTTTACTACAGACGCCACTAATGATGCGTAATAGAAGGTAACAAGGAACTATTATGGCAAAACAAACAATTTCTCTGGGAACGACAGTAAATGATGGTACAGGTGATCCTATTCGCACCGGCGGTGATAAGATCAATGACAACTTCAATGAGATTTACACTCTACTAGGAACTGGAACAGTACTAACTTCTGGTATTAGTGCAACCTCTTCTGTTGTAACCCTTGATGGTCCTACTGTTACTGGCGTTGCTTCTTTTTCCGCTGGTTCTGCTGGCGCACCTTCAATTACAAAAACTGGAGATACAAATACAGGTGTCTTCTTTAGTGCCGCAGATGAGGTTGCGATTACCACGGCAGGAACACAAAGACTAAAGGTAGATAATTCTAATACGACTTTTGCTGGTAACGTTCTAATTCCAGACGCAGGGACAATCGGCTCTGCTTCCTCGACATCGGCAATGACAATTGCATCTACAGGTATCGTAACCTTTGCTGATGATATCATCATAAAGGATGCGGGGACAATTGGTTCTGCATCTTCAACATCTGCATTAACAATTGCCTCTACAGGTATCGTAACCTTTGTGGATGATATTGTTATTAAGGATGTTGGTACTATTGGTTCTGCGACAACTCCGGCCGCGATCACGGTTGCTGCAAATGGTAATGTTACATTCTCTGGTTCACCAACATTCCCAGATGGTTCTATTAATCTTGCTGACTTAGATATTGATGGTGCAACAGATATCGGTGCAGACCTTGTTGACGCAGATTTGTTTATTGTCGATGATGGTGCTGGTGGAACAAACAGAAAAGTTGCTGCCTCAAGAATTAAGACATATATTGGCTCTGGTGCTCCTAGAGGATATCTCTCTGGAATGGGAATGAGTAATGATACTGATACTGACCACGATATTTTGGTGGGTGTTGGTGTAGTAAGAGATGCAGCGGATGCAGTGAATATTGAGTTAACCTCTGCAATCACAAAACAGATTGATGCTTCTTGGGCAGC